AACGAGCAAAGAGCAATTCACAGAACTTATGAAGTCTGTAAAAGAGTTTGGCGAACCGGGATTTGTTTGGTCAGACAGTACAGAGTTGCTGGTCAACCCGTGTGTTGAGATTGGTATGTGGCCTGTCTGCGAAAAAACAAAAGAGTCAGGGTGGCAAGCGTGTAACTTATCAACCATCAATTGCTCTAAAATTAAAACAGAGCAAGACTTTTTCGACGCTTGCCGTGCCGCTACTATTATTGGTACTTTGCAGGCAGGATTTTCGGAGTTTGAATATCTTGGCGGTGCATCCGAAAGAATCATTGCAAGAGAAGCTTTACTTGGCGTAAGTATGACAGGGATCATGGAGCAGCATCAAATTTGCCTAGATCCAACCGCGCAAAAGCGCGGCGCTAACATTGTCAAGAAAACAAACAAAAAGATTGCAGAAATGATCGGTGTTAATCAAGCCGCTCGTACTACCTGTATCAAACCAGAAGGCACTTCTAGCTGCATCTTAGGAACATCTAGTGGTATCCACCCACACCATGCTAAACGTTACATTCGTCGCGTCCAAGCTAACAAAATGGAACCTATCTATAACTATATGAAAGAAATTAATCCTAGAGCATGTGAAGAAAGTGTTTGGAGTAATAACGACAGCGATGACGTTGTTGGTTTTTGTGTAGAAGTTCCAGACGGAAGTAAAACTAAAAACGGTGTAGATGCTATTCAATTGTTGGACTATGTAAAGTCTACACAGCAAAACTGGGTAATCAATGGTACTAATAAAGAGTTATGCACACAACCTTGGCTTGTTCATAATGTAAGTAATACTATCAATGTTAAGCCAGATGAATGGGAAGAAGTAGAAAAGTATATTTATAAGAATAGAAAATATTTCTGTGGTATTTCTTTGCTTCCTATCTCTGGAGATAAGGACTATCCTCAAGCCCCGTTTACTACTGTATACCTGCCAAGCGAACAGGTTGCACACTACGGTGACGCATCATTGTTTGTCAGCGGCCTGATTGAAGTAGCACTTACGCTCTGGGAAGACAACCTGTGGACCGCATGTGATAGCTTGCTTGGTGTAGGTGAAAAGATCAAAGGCAACGGCAAGAAAGCTTGGAAAGATCGGTGTAAGAAATTTGCCGGTAAATATTTCAATGGAGATTTAAGGCAGTTGACCTATTGTATGAAAGATGTATACAATTGGAAAGAGTGGGTTGACATGAATCGTGAATATAAAGATGTTGACTTTACAAATGTTATCGAGGAAACTAACAACGTAGTACCAGAGCAGGAGATCGCCTGCGCAGGAGGAAAATGCGAGATATGAGTATCCACCCAGACGAATTAGCTAGAGAAGAAATGTTAAGAGAATCCCAAACTAAACACAGAGCGCCATTTCCTACTTGGAATGGCCCACAGCTAAAAGTACAAAAACTTGATGACATGGCGGTTGTCCCAACCAAAGTAAACAGATCGGATGCTGGGTACGACCTCTATGCTTTACATGGTGTTACAGTTCAAAAACACTGTCACAAACTAATTAAGACAGGAATCTCTATGGCTATCCCAGAAGGTTATGTTGGATTGATCTGGCCTAGATCTGGAATGGCATACAAACACGGCATAGACGTATTCGCTGGAGTTATAGATTCGTCCTACAGGGGCGATGTCGGAGTTATACTTTACAACTCTCAATACAGCGACTACAATGTAGAGCAAGGCGATAGGATAGCTCAAATAGTATTTCAAAAAGTAAAGGATTTTGATTTACAATTAGTAGACAACTTAGACGATACAAAGAGAGGATCAGGAGGGTTTGGAAGTTCTGGCTCATAACACTAACATAAGGTACTTTAATGACTAAGAGAAAGACCAGAAAAGAAAACTTATCTCCACAAAAAGTAAAAATTGTAGAGGCTAAAACACCTAGACAAAAAGATTATATAAGAGCGATAATAGAGAATGATGTTATATTCTGTACTGGGCCGTCAGGTTGTGGTAAATCTTTCATTGCGTCAGGCATAGCCGCAGAGCATTTACACCGAGAAGATATAGATCAGGTTGTTGTAACTCGTCCGCTGGTATGTACGGGCAAGGAGATAGGGTCGCTACCGGGAGAACTTCTCGACAAGATAGCACCCTATCTCCTGCCAATGCAAGAAAACTTCAAGTTTTTTCTTGGTAGAGCCTACTATGGACACTATAATAATGAGGGTAAGATTAAATACGCACCACTAGAGATTATGAGGGGATCAACTTTTCATAATTCTTACATGATACTAGACGAAGCGCAAAACTGCACTTGGGAACAAATTAAAATGTTTATAACAAGGATGGGTCAAGGCAGCAAGGTCATCATAAATGGTGATATTAGACAGACGGATCTAAATAGAAAAAGCGGTCTAGAGGAAATTATAGACAAGCTAGAAGGACTAGAGGGCGTTGGTATATGTAGACTTGGATATAGCGACATCCAAAGAAATGGTATACTAGGAAATATATTAAACAGACTGGAGAATTAATGCCGATATATGACTATGAGTGTAAAGATTGTGGAGCAGAAGTCAGTGACGTGTTTCAAAAGGTCACAGACCCAGAACTAAAGAAATGTAAAGCCTGTGGGACAAATGGGCTTTACAGGATTGTTACTGGTGGACTCCATAGTTTTATGGCAGGAAGCGAAACTATAGGTAGCATCGTAGACAAAAACAATAGGAAGTATAAAAGTCAAATCCAAGAATCTAACGCTAAAAAAGAAGAAGAAAATCCAGCGCCAGAAAAACCTTGGTATCACAAGAAGGGTTCTAAGACAGCAAAAGAAATAAACAAGATGAACGACTCTCAAAAAACAAAATATATAATGGAGGGAAGATGAAATTTATTCAAGCCTACACACATGACGAAGAAATTCCAATCAACATAGAGTACGATATAAACAGGAATGGAGAAACTGTTAAAAACGTAAAAGAAATGGTGTTTGGCAAAGTTGTAGTAGTTGAAGGCAAAACAGAAAAAAGATATTTTGTACTGACATACGACAACCAAATATACGACCCAATGGGGGCTTCTTCAACAAGAGAAGACTTCATTGAAACTAAACTAAAGATGGTATCAAAAGACACTTTTGACTACTACTCTATTTATCTTAAAACTAAAAATTCTATTTATTTAACCAAGGCGAACAGGAGATTTTTGAATGAGTAAAAAAGGACCGCTAGGAAAAGTTGAAAAATTCTACATTGAGAATAATTATGACAAAACTATTGAAGATCTAGCCAAGGATTTAAACAGAGCAAAAAGCGCGGTTAAGGCGTACTGGGAAAAGTGTGAACGAAAATCTAAGAATATTGACGTTACAACAGAAAGTAAAAACCCAACCCATATAGCTTCGCAAATCCCTTCTTCTAGGGGTTCTACTGTTATGACGGAAAACGGATCAATGCTTTCAGATGACTATAACTACAATTCATCAGAAAGAAAAAGGCCAGCATGTACTGTTCCTGTTAGGAGTGGAAATGGATAAGGATAAATGGATAAAAAGTTATAGGACAAATAAGAGTGCCGTTTGGATTAGATGTAAACTAACCAACGGCGAAGAATTTAATTACGATGATTTTAGTGGTTGGCGTACAATAAAAAAGAAGTGCGAAAAAGAAAACCTATTTTTGTCACAATTGTACTTGCAATATCGCTCTCATAAGTGTAAAATAGATGTTAGTGATGCAGAAGCTGTATACCTTGTTAGATCTGTTTTAGGTCAAATGGGAGGTGACACAAAAAACTACTATACAGTAGGAACTTTGATAGATGGAACTGTCTATAAAAAAATGTGGATAGTACCGGAACTAATTGTAGACAAAGAGTATGAAGATGAAATTGAAAACTGTTTTGAAGAAGCAATCATCTATGACAAAACGAAAGAGAACAGAGAAGAGTAAGTATCAACATCAGACGACAGGTGATCACTGCACCTGTGCCGCTTATCTAGCGGAAATGATGTGCCTTCGATTGGCAGAATATAAGAACGAAGGCAATCTAACATATAAGTTCTGGAATAAAAAACCTTGGGATTGGACTTTTAAGCAGCAAATGTTTGCTGCCAACGAGCTGATAAAAACTCACGGAGAAAAAGCTGTTGTAAGAGCAGTTATCAAACAAAAGACTATTTTCTCTCTAAAGAATAGTCGCATTAAACCAGAGATATATAAGCAAAAGAAAATAATTGAGCAAGAAGAAAGCAAACCTAGTCAAGAACTAGAGATAAAGAAAGAAGCAAAGACTAGAAAAAAATCATACGGTAAGTCCAGTAGTTTAAATAAGCTTAGGAAATTAAAAGATGGCAAAAAAGAAGAAGGTAGATAAACTTCCTGACGGAGTTAGAGGAACAATCCAAAAGAAGTATGGAAAAATTATTGAGTCTGGAACAACAGTTCTTGAGCAATTAGGAGAAATGAAGGTACTGAGCGTCTCTCCTGCTATTGACCTAGCTTTAGGTGGAGGTCTCAGAGAGGGGCAGGTTGTTGTTTTGACAGGAGATCCAAAAACCGGAAAGACCACCACCGCATTATATGCCGCAGCTAAGGCTCAATCACAGGGTAAAAAGGTGTACTACCTGAACACTGAGGGTCGATTGACTAAACATAACTTTACTGGGATCAAAGGTCTTGACACTGACGCTATTGAGATCATCCAGTCTACAGATGATAAACCTATGGTTTCTGCCGAGACCTACCTAAACGTCATGGAAAGGTTAATTAAAGAAGAAGAAAACCTATTCTTGATTTGTGACTCTACATCCAACATGGTTCCTCAAGACGAACTAGATGGAGAGATTCGCACAGGTGTTCGCAACGCCCTGCCACGATTACTGTCTATGTTTTTTAAACGTATTAGTGGGGACATGTCTAGAATGAAAGCTATAGGTGTTTTCATCACTCACAATATTGCTAATACAGGTGGATCAAGATTTGCGCCAAACAAAATGGCAGATTGCGGAAATATGCTACAGTTTCAAGCTGGAACAAATATGGTAATTACCCACAGAGGAAAGTGGGAAGTCCCCAAAGAATCAGGCAATCACGTTGGTCAAATTGCTAACTGGATGGTAAAAACTTCTGCTTCTGGAGGAACTCCGCTTACACAGTTTCAAAGTTGGATTCGCTACGGTGTTGGTATCGACGAAGCGCAAGAACTTGCACAGATCGCTACAGAATTTGCATTAATTCAAGCAAAAGGTGCTTGGTATACCTTTTCATCCTTGGTAGAGGATAGAGAACAAAAAGTTGTTAGTGATTGGCTAACGCACAATCACCCCTCTTCTGTCACAGAAGAAGATGTTACGAAAGTATTTAAGTTTCAAGGTATGGAAAAAGTAACTAATTTTCTTAACGAAAACGACTGTTTAAAAGAATATCTGTACAGTCAAGTAAGGGAACTATTCGAGTGAAAGTAAAAGGATTAAACGGTAGAGAGTATAATCTCGATACCAAAAAATATTTAATCAACAATCGGAGTAAGCGTAGCTTCTATCACTTACAAGCTAGGGAGCTTATAGTGGAGCTATTCTACCCTTATCAGGTACTTGAAGAAGTTACGCTTCCCGGTTCTTCTAATAAAAAATCTAAACTAGCTCTTGATTTTATGATTCCATCCTGTATGATGGCTGTAGAAGTCCACGGCGAACAGCACTTTAAGTACACTCCATTCTTTCATAAAAGCAAAGTGGGTTTTGCTCAAGCTAAACGGCGAGACCTAGATAAAAAAGAGTGGTGTAGAATTAACGACATTACTCTTGTAGAGTTACGTTGGGACGAAGACCCAGAATACTGGAGAGAGAAAATTGAACGCAGCAGATAAACTTGAGAATTTCCTTAAAGGAATCGACACTTACATACTAGGTAAACATATTGTAGCAGCAAAACTTGATCCACAATGTATGATGCCAGAGACGTTTGATGTTCCGGCATTGGAAGCACTTACCCAGCAAGAATGTTTTGAGTACGCATACGCATTAATGCAGTACGCAGATCATATTGGGTCAGAGCGAGCCAAGACTCAGAATGTAATTCGTTGGTGTGAAGATTCGCTACAAAAGATTATTGGTCAAGAAATTGAAGATGGCGAATGGAGCAAGTACGAGAAGCATGAAGTCAAGGTTGGTCAAATTTTAAGGAACAACCATATAGCAAATAAAATTAACGAATGGAAAATGACCGCAGAGGGCCGGATGGAGCATTTACAACAAAGAGACTATAACGTTCGCCGCAAGGCTGATATTCTAATGGAAAAAGGGAAAAGAAAATGAATTCAGAAGATATGGCTAATTTTATTGAATCACTTAGCCCAGAGCAAATGTCTCAATTTCAACAGGTGTTTAAAACTATCGGTGATACGATGGACGTAGAAACAAAAGAAGAACCCGAACAAAAAGAAGAGGAAGCGGTTTCCTCAAAACCTCAATCCAGAGTGAGTGAGGATTTTAAAGTTAAACCCAAAGAAAACTCAACTAGGAAAGTACCAGTGAGAGCAAAAGGCAATAAGTGGAAAGATACGGGCGAAAAAAGAGATCCTGATTTTGATCCAGCAGTTTATGAGGCTATGGGCAAATCAGAAAGAGATAGACCAAAAGCTAAAAAAGTTGAGCTAGAGTGTCATGTTTGCGGCAGAACCTTTATGGAATCTCCTAAGTTAGTATATGGTGATTATCATAGATGTAATCGTTGCGGAGGACGATGATGGAATCTAGCCTATTAGATTTAGGCGCTGAGAGAGCAGTTCTTGCTGGTCTGTTCTCTTATGGTCTAGAGTCATACGTTGAAGTAAGCGATATAGTTGATCATAATAGTTTTTGCCATCAAAACAACCAGTTAATATATAAATGTATTGAAAAAATACTATCAAAAGAAAATGACGTTGATCTACCATCTTTATTGTCTGCTGCGGATCAGTTGGGGTTTTCTGAAACTATACAAACAAAACAAGAGCTTGAATACATAAACTCTTTGATGAACTTTCCTGTTAGCAGGGATAATGTTTTTCATTTTGCTGCTCAGGTTAAAAAGTTTGAATTTGCTAGAAAGATCAGAAGCCTTGCCGGTAAAATCGGCAAAGACATAGAGCAAATTAAAGGTGACGAAGATATAGACACAATCGTGGCTATTCTAGAAAATCCTGTTATAGATTTTTTAAGAGAAGAAGATACAGACGAGAAACAAGAACTCCTTTGCGAAAATATTGAAGAATACATAGAGTTCTTACAGGAGAACCAATGCGATCAAATTGGATTGAGTAGTGGTTTTCCAAGATACGACGCCGTTGTGGGAGGCGGCTTGAGGCGCAAATGTGTAGACATGGTTGCAGCAAGACCGGGAGTTGGTAAATCGGTGTGGGGCGACAATGTTGCTCTAGAAAACGCTAGAAAAGGTATTCCTGTTTTAATGCTGGATACAGAGATGAGCAAAGAAGACCATCTGAATAGAATTCTTTCTAATATTAGTGGTGTAACCATCAACGAAATTTCAACAGGCAAGTTTGCAAAAGATCCAGAAAAAATCATAGCACTGAACGCTGCGGTAGAAGAAGTAAAGAATATACCCTACACATACGTTTGTGTAGCTGGCGCTCCGTTTGAAACAATTCTTAACCACATCAAAAGATGGGTTATGAGAGAAGTAAAAACAGACGAAGAAGGTAGAACAAATGACTGCTTAGTGATTTACGACTACTTAAAGTTAATGGCGTCTTCTGGCATATCCAATTCTGTTGCAGAGTTTCAAGCGCTTGGTTTTCAGATTATGGATCTGCATAACTTGACAGTCAAACTAGACATCTCTTGTCAAGCACTATGTCAACTAAACAGAGATGGAATTACAAGAGAAGATACAGGCTCTATGAGTGGCTCTGACAGGATTGTTTGGCTTGTTACATCATTGTCATTCCTTAAAGAAAAATCCGCAGAGGAACTAGCAGAGGACGGCCCAAGAGCAGGTACTCATAAAGTAATCAACCTAAAAGCAAGACATGGACCGGGACTCAAAGGTGGCAATTACATCAACTTCAATATGAAGGGCGAGTGCGCAAGATTTACAGAATTAAGAACAAGAGACGAATTTATAATGACGGGTGATAATGACGCAATTGAAGGCGCAGAGTTACCTTTCGACGAGGAAACAAATGAGTAAATACGAAGCAGAATTTAATGGCGGACCTTCTCATGGAGATATTATACCACTACCTAAATCGCAATCTACTTATAAGGTCACTAAAGTCTATGACAGTGGCTTAATGACAGAATCTACCTACCGGCTAAAGAAAATAGAGGGGGAAAGGTTATTTTATGAACTACAAGAAGAAGTGTTTGTAAAGTATACTAATCACCTTGAAAGAGATGTTAGATGAATGTTCTACCTATAGTAATAGCAACTGTTTGTTATTTTATAGTATTTGTTGGAAATTTAAGACAGAAGGATTGGCCGCACTCACTAATGTGGTTTTCTTATACGTTAGCGAACACGGGACTACTTTGGTATGAATGGAACAAAACAAAAGCTTGATTTAAATAAAGTAAAAGACCTCATAATAGACAATATAGACTTGCTATTAGAAGACTT